TCAAACGATGTTAACAAAGCAAAAGAAATAGATAAGATTCTTGATTTACACAAAAAGTCAAGATTGTCCATGCCTGAAACACAAATTGCAAAACAGGCAGACATAGAAGGAGGTAAAGAAGTGTCAGAGAATACAGAAAACGTAGTTGCAGAAGATGCAGTAGCACCAGAAGCAGCCGTAGAAGACACAGCAGCAGTTGCTCCCGCAGAGGAAGCACCAGCTGTTGAAGAAGCTCCTGCAGATGCAGTAGCAGACGCTTCTGCCGAAGTTCTAGAAAAAGCAGCCGACGTATCAGAAGTTATGGTTGATGAACCTGATTTTGCAAAGATGCTAGGCGATCTTAAAGGCTTTTTCTCGGATACACTAAACAAGGCTTCAGAAGCAAATGCTGCTCAAGTTTCAGCTATTAAAGATACAGTTGAAACATTCAGCAAGAGCGTCGATGGCCGAATTTCAGAATTGGCAGAACAACATGCAGCACTTTCAAAGGCTGTAGAAGATATCAAGAACACGATTGATGGCGTAGAAAAGCGTGTCGATGCAGTAGAATCAGAGACTGCAATTAAGAAGTCCTCGGACCTTGGCGGGTCTCAGGAAGTAACAATCAAAAAATCAAAGTGGAACGGTTCTTTCCTCGGTTCCGTGAATGAAATTTTTAACTAAAAAAGGTAGGTGAAAATATAAAATGAGTAATGAAACATTAGAAAAGACAATTGCTGCAGGTACAACTGCAACAGGTACATTTGCTTCCGCAACTGGCGGAACTGGTGTACACCGTGCATCCGAAAACGGAAACGGTGGTCTTCTAAACCCAGAACAATCTGCCCGCTTCCTAGACTACATGTTCGACGCAACCGTAATTGGAAAGGTCGCACGTACTGTCCGAATGAGAGCAGATACAACTGAGATTGATCGTATGTCAGTAGGCGAGAAGCTTATGAAGCTCGCAACTGAAGGTGATGATACAGCAGCTAACGCAGCAGTAACATTCTCTAAGATCTCTCTTTCAACAAAGAAGCTTCGTCTAGATTGGGAACTTTCAACTGAGTCTCTAGAAGACAATATTGAAGGTGCAGATCTAGAAGATCACATCGCCCGCATGATGGCAACACAGGCAGGTAATGACATTGAAGATGTAGTCCTTAACGGAAATACATCACTATCATCAGATAACCTATACAAGGCATTTGATGGTGTAGTAAAGAAGGCAAAGGCAAACGGACACGTTGTTGATGCTGGTGGAGCTGCCGTTTCACGTGCAGTATTCAACTCAGCACTCAAGGCACTTCCACGTAAGTACAAGCAGCGCCGTGCTGACCTTCGTTTCTTGGCAGGTTCAAACCTTATCCAAGACTTCCTATATGCTAACAGCATTGGAACAAACAACACTATCCCACAGGATATCGCTTCAAGCGTAATCCGTGGACAAGGTGTACAGCCTCTAGGTGGTCCAGCAGGTTATGTGGCTCCATTCGCATTCGGTATTCCGATTGTTGAAGTTCCACTACTTCCTGAAGCACAAGATGGCGACTACACAGGTGAGACAGGTAACCATGGAGATATCCACTTGACATTCCCAAATAACGTTGTTATTGGTATCAAGCGTGATGTAACTGTTTACCGTTTCTTCTGGCCACGTAAGGACTCAATTGAGTACACAATGTATACTCGTGTTGGCGTCCAGATCGAGCAAGCAGATGCTTGGGTCGTTGTTAAGAACGTTAAGGTAGCTTCCTAATTAGGAATTAACCCGTAAGAAAGGCCCCCGAATTAATTTTTGGGGGCTTTTCATTTTAATTTAGTAATGCTATAATTAACTTGAGTAGAATTAGGAGATATATATGTCATTCGAGACATTGAAAGTATCTGAATTAAAAAAGATTGCAGAAGACTTTGCAGTCGAAACTGAAGGCCTAAAAAATAAAGCCGACATTATTGCAGCACTCGCAGAAGAGGGCGTAACTTGGTCTGTATATAACAAGACCATTGAGAAGATGGAAGAAGACGAAGAAGATATGGCAGTAGAAGTATTACCTAAGTTTGATCCAAAGGCGGAACAGCCAGCAGACACAGTATTAGTTAGAATGACCAGAGCAAACTTTAGATATGATATTATGGGTCATACATTCACAAAAGATCACCCATTTGTAGCAATGAACAAAGACAAGGCTCAAGAAATTTTTGATAAGGAGGAGGGCTTTAGATTAGCAACTCCAAAGGAAGTCCAGGAGTACTACAACTAATCTAAGCCTATAAAATGGCAGAGATATTAATAAATTCACAATCACCAATAACACATCAAATTTTTTGGAATGGTGACGTTGGAACGCCAGACGCCCTACCAGTAGTAAAGATTTATGATGTTACAAATGATCCTGCAATTAGTCCTGCAATTAGTCCAACACAGATTCTTGCTACGCTAATATCTTCGCCTGACGAAAATAATCCTGGAACATATGTTATTAATATCCCTTATCAGTATACAGATAGAAATAAAACTTTAAGGCTTAGATGGTCATATTCTATTGATTCTACGCCAGTAGAAATGTACGATGAAGTGTATGTTATAACCCCATATGTAGATTTTAATCACGTTCAAGACTTGGGATTTAGCATAGATTCTTCAGATCCACAATACAGATCTTATAAAGAGTTAGTTAGAGCAGAAAGATATGCTAGAAAACAAATAGAACAATACACTGGTCAAAATTTTTATCTATATGATGATGTTTTTATAGTTTACGGATACGATTCAGATACTTTAACATTACCTTCAAGGGTCGCTGAGCTTCATGAATTATATTCAGCAGACACCTTGTTAATAGATACATTGAACGACATAAATAATTGGGGTTACGATGTAATTCTTAGTGAGAGCGGATATGGAATTAGAATTAATCGTCAAAATTTACTAGACAACACAGTTTATACAGCAAACGGAATGATCCCTCCAAGTATAAATGATTACGGTTATGGAGTATTTAAATCTGGAATTCCATATAAAGTTCAGGGTAAATTTGGCTGGGAAAAGGTTCCAGATGAAGTTGAATTAGCAGCTATAGAATTAATGAAAGACTACTTTAATAAAGATACTGTGTGGAGAAATAAGTATATAAAGAAAATTTCTACATTCGATTGGGACTTTGAATATACTGGAGAAGCGCATACTGGTACAGGAAATGCCTATGCAGATAGGTTACTAGCAGATTATGTCCTAACAGCAAAGGTAGAAATTATATAATGAACGATTTGATAGACTCAGTTTTGTCTATGCATCTAGATGTTTATAAACAAACTGAAGTTCAAGATCCAGATACTGGCGCCATTGTTCGTGAATGGTCATATTATAAAACCGTATCTTGCCACGCAAAAGGTGTGATTAGCAACTCTGCAACAACTAGATCTAGTGATAAGCAAATATTTTCAAACAAATATATTAATGATCAAATTATTCAAGTTAGAACATCTGAAAGACTAACTCCAAGAGAGAAGGTCACTAATATTAGAGATAACGAAGGAAATGTTATCTGGCATGAAATAAATTTTCCTAGCGAAACGCCAACTGTATTTGAGGTAATGGGAACAACGCCAGTCACAGATCCTTTTGGTCGTGTGATAGCTTATAACTCATCTATGAAGAGATCGGAGAATCAGCAAATTGGACAATAGCAATCTTCTGGTTCAAGCATCTAGTGGTCTAGAAAGACTAATGGGTGGGTCTGGTCCAGGCGGAACTTTGAAAGATAGTACCGTAGCTCAAGTATCCGCATACATATATTATCAAGCTAATGTAATAGCAAAACTAACATCTAGCAAGCAGTTTCAAAATGCTTTTACAAAAACAATATTTGATCAAATAAATGATGATTTCGGTAACTACGTAGATGCACTTGCAAGAACGAGACCAAAGTCTTTGCACCATGTTTATGAGTGGAAAAAGGTTGGAAACCCAACAGCAAGGTTATTTAAAATAAATAAAATTTCTGAGCAGGGACTTTCTTTTAGAATTAATTATGAGTTTAAGCCTTCAAGGTCTATGGTTCCAACTGGTAAAGGTAAAAGACGACATATGTTTATTAACAAGGCGGCAGTAATGGAAGAAGGATTACCACTAGTTATCAGACCAAAGAATGCTGAAAGACTAGTATTTGAATATAATGGAGAAACAGTGTTTATGCCTAAAGGTGCACCAGTTACAGTAAAAAGACCTGGAGGATCAGCAGCAAGAAATCAATTTGCTCTTGCATATTCTAGATTTTTTAGCGGACAGTTGGTAAACACATCCATTAAAAATTCTGGTTTTCAATCTTTATTTAATTCAAGACTGACTAAAGCTATGAAACTTCCATCTAATATTAAAAAAGTTCAATATAAGTTTTCTCCTAATATTGTTAGATCTCAGGCAGACTCAGCCCTTGCCTTAGCATTTGGAGGTGCTCTATGACAGCAAACTATAAATTAGATGCAATGCTGGAGCTCAGAAAGTATCTATGGGATCAGTTATCTTCTAGAAATATATTTGATGAAAACGATTATTGGAGCGACAATCTAAATGAAAATATAGTTCCAATTATTCCTGTTCAGCAATCTGCAGAAATGAATCAGTTCTTGAGCGGGAAGAAGCATATAGTTTATGACAAGGTAGGAATGTCATATGAGGATAATTGGTTGATATGCTGTGAGCAAATAATGCTTACCCTATACTCAACATCTATATCAGATATTAACGAAATTAGAAACTACCTAACTGATGAGTTTAGACGCATGGATGAGTCAGCTAGAGACATAAACAAGTGGTCTGGATTATCTGATAAGTTTAAATTTCATACTATATGGGTAGCAGATATCTCTCCAACTGCTCCATCAGAAGAGCTCCAAGGCTTCTTTGCCGCTGAGGTCATTTTAGAAATTAAATATTCTAGAATTACAGACGGCCAAGGGAGATTCCTATAGGGGTTTGCCTTTTTACCCTTAATGGACTAAAATTGTATCAAGAGGGAAGAGGCCTAGCCAGCCAAGATTTTT